TTAAGAGCAAGAACATGTACGTCAAAGGTAATGTTAATCTTACTGTTGACGGAGATATGAAAACTCTAGTCAAAGGTAACTATCATCTAGAAGTAGAAGGTGATAAAACAGAATATATTAAAGGAACTCGTACTAGTCACATAGGTCAGAACGAATTAATCGAAATCGACCAAGAGCGTAATATAAACGTAGCAGAGAACTTTACAACCCGTGTCGGAGGAGCGGAGATCAGGGATGTAGTAAAGGACAGTACGACTAACATCACCGGCCATTACAATCTGGCAATTGTGCTGGATAGCAATACGGTGGTTAGCGGCTCCACGTATAAAACCAGCATAGGACCTTTAACGATAAACTCTGTTGGTAACTTTACATGTATGTCGAACTCTACTATGAAACTCGACACGCACTCTGATCTCGATATAGATGCTCAGAATAATATAGTAATAACGACTCCGTCTAATGTAGATGTGGATGGAGCACGAATTGACTTAAACTAATATGGCTATTAACTGTTCTAGTAACTCTCTCCTTGATTCGCTTAATGCGAAGAAGGATCTATTAAATTCAAAGGTTGCTTCGTTACAATCTGCAGGTGCTGCTGCTATGGGTGATCTTGCTGCGAAGGCTGCAAGTATGAAAGATGCTCTACTCGCTTCTATACCTGAGATACCTGAGATACCTAACTTTAAGAAAGAGCTTGCTGAGTTGGCGGGTAAGGTTGGTGCAGAACTGGCAGAAGCAAAGGCAGCATTTAAAGAGAGATGGGGCGATGCTCTACCTGATATTGATATAGATGGTCTGATGAATAAGGTGGCTGCAGCAAAAAGTCTTGTTGATAACTTTGACGAGAATTTAAATGATCTTGCTACAGGACTTGCAGATAAGTTTGACTTATGTAAGGATGTACCAAATATTGATGCACCTGTTGTAAGTCCTGAAGGTAAGGTAGAGGTAGTGAAGGTAAAGGCGGAAGAGCCTATCGTCGCTGCAGCAGTACCAAAGAAGGTCGAGGTAGTTGTACCTACTGTAGTAGAGAAAGAGAAGGCAGTATCGGTGAAGCCTACCGTAACAGTATCGAGAGATGAGCTAGCCGATGCAAAGGACGCTATGCGTAGAGAGATCGATGGTTTCCTTTCAGAGTTTCGTACTAATAAAACCGCGGCAGCGCGTCTGTCTGCTCGTAATAGAGCTGCTACGAATTCTTGGAATAGAATTATAAAGAATAAAGATAAAGATGGTCTTACTCTGATGGACTATTATAACAGCGGGCAAGGGAAGAAGGTCGATCGGATACTTGTGAAAAAGTATTTAATATCAGAAGCAGAAGCAGCGAAGTGGAATACTATACTTCTCGTATGTCTCAGTCTCACACGATACAGTGCTACTCTTGGAACTGGAGATGAATTTCAACAAATACTTAAACGAGAGAAGTCGAAGATAAACCTCGGATCGCTTGAAGAGGTGATCGAAGATGGTGAGTACCTGAGTACGCGCACCGTTACTGGTTACGGTAGCACTCTACAATCGTATGCTAATATACTAGAGAAGCATGCTACGATCATCGAGCAAATAGAAAGCTACCGAAACGCGTAGCCCTTTACCGGCCATTACTATTTACGTAATATAGCAGGGTACTACAGGCCGGCTAACGGCACCTCCGAGGTTTTCTGATCGAGACTAAAAAAAAATCCGCGGGCTTCTGAAGGAAAAAAAATTCCTGCGTATAAAAAACGGTTCGAGACTAACCGTGGGTTTTGTTATAAATAGATTATATGAGTAACGCTAGTTCAGATTATAATAGTAAAAGATCTTCGAATGTTTCTTCGACTGCACTATATGCTGATCTAGACTTAGGGTTACCTATACATCCTGTAAGAAAAGATGTTAGACCTACACTCGATATACAAGCAGTGAGGAATTCAGTACGTAATCTGGTATTAACTAATTTTGGAGAGAGACCCTTTCAACCAAAGTTAGGGAGTAATGTTACTGCTCTACTCTTTGAACCTGCTGATCAGTTTACTGGCATTCAGATGAAGAAGGAGATTCAGAGATTATTGAAAGATCATGAGCCTCGAGTGAATGCAGTGAAGATTCAAATACTTGATGATTCCGATGCGAATGCTTATCGAGTAACGATTGGTTTTAATGTGATTGCATATAACACAAATACAAACATATCGTTCGCACTTCAAAGATTAAGATAAAAATTTATGGCGCAATTTAATACAACAGAACTCGACTTCGAACAGATTAAAGGAAATCTGAAGGAGTACTTTAAACGCTCGGATTCACAGTTCAAGGATTGGGACTTTGATGGATCGGGCTTGAATAACCTACTCGATGTTCTTGCTTATAATACTCATTATAATGCGATGAACGCTCACATGGCGATGAATGAATCTTTCTTGGATTCAGCTCAAGTAAGAAGTAATGTTGTATCACGTGCAAAGTTGTTAGGTTATATTCCTTCGAGTAAAACAGCCGCAACCGCAAGTGTAAAGTTACTGCTTTCGCGAAAGGCAAGTTCGAACGCGACAACATACACGATTAGTCGCGGTGATACGTTTAAGACAACGATCGACGAGGTTAACTATACCTTCATTGTTCTTCAAGATGAACAAGCTAGTTTAGACGAAGATACGCAATCGTTTATCTTTGAAGATGTAGGTATCTCTCAAGGTGTGTTGAAGGTAAGAAAGTTTCCTGTTGATAACTCGATTCTATCTCAGAAGTTTGTGGTCGATGATCAGAATGTAGATGTATCGAGCATGATCGTTCGAGTCTATGATTCCGAGTCTTCAACTAATTACGCGGTCTATAATAGCGCTGCGGTTAGTCCAAGTATTGACAGTGAGTCACTCATTTATTTTCTTGAAGAGAACACTGATGGAAAATATGATATTAGCTTTGGTAATGGTATACTCGGGAAGATGCCTGATAACTTGAACATTGTTGAAATCGATTTTCTAAGTACTAAAGGGGCTGAAGCAAATGGTGCTACATCCTTTCAATGGGTTAACGGTGCCGATGCTATTGTATCTGGATCAAACACTGTTATTTTAAACTCTAAATCCGCGGGTGGTTCTAATGTTGAAGATATTGAAAGTATTCGATTCAACGCACCTCTCTCATATATCTCTCAGAATCGTGCAGTAACCGCAGACGACTATAAGGCATTGGTGAAACAAGCATACGGCGCGGTCGATAGTATATCGGTTTGGGGTGGAGAAGATAATGTTCCACCACAGTTTGGTAAAGCATTCATTTCGGTTAAGCCGACCGGCGCTTTAGCTCTTACACGCGAAGAGAAAAATAACGTGATCTCGTTTCTACAAAGTAAGCGAATCCTGTCGATTGAGCCAGTCATGGTTGATCCAGAGTATACGTATATTTTCTTTAATACTTTCTTTAAGTACAATAGTAATTACACCGCTTTGACTAAGACTCAAATGCAAACAAAGGTACGGACAATCATCGAGGAGTTTAATACAAATAAGCTTCAAAACTTTGATGGTGTGTTTCGATACTCTCAGCTATTAAGTGCGATTGATTCCAGCGACACCGCGATATTGAACTCCTTTATTCGAGTATTTGTTTACAAAGATCTTTCTCTTACTCTTGGAAGTACAATTGCACAGACGATTGATTTTGATATGGAGTTATACGACGAAGATGAGTTGGATTCAATCATCACANCTTCGAGCTGGGAGTTCAACGGGTATCANTACTTTATTGGTGATGAAGCAATCGCAGTGAATAGCGATATCCGAAATGTATATGTTTATCGCCTTGATCAGAATGTAAAAATTAAAGTAGCGCCAACAGTGGGCACACTTAATAAACTTACAGGAACGCTTCTAGTTAACTCGTCGCTAATCCCAATTACTCAGAATGAGATCATACGTATTCAAGTAACACCTAATTCAAACGATATTGCATCTCGAAGAAAAACCCTCATTAGTATTGATTCAGCTAAGACAACAGTCGTTGGCGAAATTGATACGATCGCAACTGGTGGATCTGCTGGAGCGGAAAACTATAATGTCTTTGGCCGTCACGGATAAATAAAATATATGTCAGTTTATTACCTTCAAGGACAAAGTAACTCCGGTGACTCTTCGGGTCTTACGGGATATTTCTATCCGTTGTACCTTACCGCCGAGGAAGCTGCAGCGGTTAATCCGGTGTATGATACACACACGTTCGTTGGATTAGATGATGTTGTATTCTATATGCCGCACTCCACATTTGCGCACGTAGCATCTGCAGCTCCAAGTGTTCAAAGTTTCCAAGGAGAAACATATATTGATTACACTACGTCCGCGGACGAATTTACATTAATCTCAGAAGTCACAGCGTGTACTGTATTCGTACCTGCCAATGACGCTCTTGGATCAACGTGGCAGTCAGTTGGTTTCAATGATAGCGCGTGGACCTCTGGTTTTACTGGCGTTGGATACGACTATGGTTCGCTAATAAATCTCGATGTAGAAGCAGAGATGAATGGGGTAAATACGTCGGTCTACTTGCGTGTACCTTTTACTCTTAATAACATTAGTGGTATTACTTCGGTGGTGCTACGCATGAAAGTCGACGACGGCTTTGTTGCATATGTGAATGGTGTTAGAGTTGCATCAAAGAACGCTCCTTCGACATTAGATTATAACTCTAGGGCGACTACGTTTAACGACGACGCCCTAGCAGTTGTGTTTGAAACGTTTGATATCTCTGCATATAGTGACGAACTTGTTATTGGTGATAACATCCTCGCGATTCATGGACTTAATCATACCACGAATAGTTCAGATTTATTAATCATGCCAGAGCTGGTGTATACGATATCGCAATCCAGCGCGCCTCAATTGATTACTGCAGTTGCAACGTATGCGCCGATGCAGAATAATCAAGTAGCGATCGACGCGTTAAAGAATATAGAGTCTTCTCGAGTAGAAGACCTAATACCTGTTCAACTCCGTGATTCAGCAGGTACACTCATCAGTCTTCTTACTGATTATTACAAATACTTGAATAGCCAAGATCAGGCTTCAGACATATTTAAGCGAATCATAACTGAGCATGAGATTGACACAACATCACTTAGTTATTTAGATCGCATCCAATCAGAAATTGCAAAGACTGTTCCAGATTCTAGAGCGATTGATCGGGTTTCATTGTATAAAAGAATCGTTAAGTACTATTCAATCCGCGGTAGTGAAGAGTCTGTTTTAGTTTTCTTTAGGTTATTCTTTGATGAATTTGTCCAAGTACTATATCCAAAGGACTTTCTATTTAAACCTTCAGACGGCGACTGGGTTGAAACTACAGAGCTTTCACTTGACGCGATTATTGGTTATACCGCACTTAATACCAAGTTTAGTTTAGCATCTTTAAATGAGCAGATTGACTTTGCTTCATCAAATGGGATTATTGCTACAGGCCAAATCACCGCGGTCGAAGCGATGGTGTCTGATGATCCAAATTTACGTAAGTGGAAGTTTGAAGTAAGTGTTGTTGATGGTCTACCTATCAATTTGACTGAAACTATTCTTCACGCGGGTGGGCAATGGTCAATCAATGGTCTAAGTGGAAGATTGATCGACTCGTTTTGGTCATACGATGATGACATAATCGGCACTACCACTATCACTAACTTTATCGCGACTTATGACACTCCTGGATTTCGCGGAACACTAAACTGGGGCGATGGCACGTCCAATCTTGAATTCACTAGTGGAAACCCTGTTACACACGAATTTAGATATTCATTTAGTAGTATAGGAGCTTATGCCGATAGAAAAGGGTTTGCATCAGATATTAATAAATTGCAAGATAGTAATTACTGGCAGGATTATTCGTATGTCGTTAAGTCTGGTTTGCAAGCATCTGATTGGGTAAATGAGTATCTTAGATTGGTTCACCCCGCGGGGATGAAGCTCTTTGCTGCTCTATTGTTACAAATCGCACGTTTAAATGAATGGACCGGGTATGAAACTTATCGCGAAAAAAATCCACAGAGCGATGTGTCACTACCAAAATGGTTGAAGAAACTTATTCCACCATCGCAGAGAAATGACGTAAGCGAAAGTGGTTATCATTTGCCATTCTATCAACCTGGTTGGTTAAGCGCTGATTTTAGAGTCATATCAATACTTATTGAAAAAATGGTAAATGGCGATGATCCACGTACTGGTGGCGGTGAATTCGAAAGAAGTGTATTCATTATCCTACGATGGTTCATGGAAGCTAATGCAAAAGCACGGAATGAAATAGTGCTCGAACAATATCAGCGTTCACAGAAGTTCTTTGATAATAACACGCGGACTGCAGACTATAAGTATCTAACCGCGAATGAGCTAAACAACGATGAACAATTATTAGTTCCTCAAGCATCTGCTGATAACCGGATGATTCGGAAGTTTAGTAATTTATCAATCGCAATTAATAATCTTAGAGTTGAAACACTTATTCAGGTAAGTACTCGTCGAAATGGCGAAGAGCGTAATAAGATTGATTACGATCAGAACCTTAAGTTTCTTGATAATACACAAATCGGCGCTTATTACAATACGCCACTTACTGTTAGACCTACTGAGTTTAGTCAATTGGGCGCTTATGTATATCGTGATCCAGCACAGTCTATTCCCAATTTTCAGATAAGTGAAGCTACAATAATTTAATAATCAAGTATTGTGCCAAACACAAGATAAAATAGCATAAATACAAGTAATAATAAACACTATGAGTAATAGATATAACATTTGGACATTTGTTGATGCTCCACCACAGACAATTACAGGATTTTCTGTCGACACTTCTGTCGTGAGTGAAGTGTATTGGGGTGATGGCACTTTAGATACACTAAATCCACCAACCACTACGTTATCTCACACCTACGCGGGCTTGAATTATCTTGAAGGACACACCGAATCATCATCAAACAACTATTTAGACCGAAATTATATACGAGGTTCTCTACAAGAGTTCAATGAACTTATATAAATAAAGGTAACAAGCAATTATTTAAACTTAGAAGAAAAAATTATGGCAGCAATTATAACAGATGACTTTAGACGTAACTCAACAACGTTTTTAATTAACGATATTGTTGATAAGAATACTGAAAACAATCCTACCACTGGATTTGAGTATTTTATTGGCATTGGCAAGTCCGATGAATGGCCTTTAGATGCCGGCGGCAACGACGAGACTAATCAAAACTTTTCAACACCATTGCCGAATGGTAGCATCATCGAGAGTAAAGAAATTCTTGATAACTTGATTGGTGCAGTTGCTATTCCTACAGCCGACGCTTATCATGTTATTCCACGTATTAATCATACGACTGGTCGTAAGTATAAGCGGTGGAATGAAAATGATCCAAACATGTTTAACATTGAAACTGTTGGAAGCGAGACGTACTATCCATGTTATGTTGTACACAGCCAGAAAATTTATGTTTGTCTAGACAATGATTCGAACGATGGTTATACTAACGGAACTTATGTTCCTGGAATTTCAGCAAGCCAGCCATCCGGCGATTCTACAAACGCTAACTCTCGCGAGGCGGTGCAATCAACAGATGGCTATGTTTGGGCATATGTCGCAGATTTAAATGTTTCATCGAAATTCAATACTGATCAATTTGTATCTATTTCGTCGACTGCAACTGGCACCGCTGCGGACGCTACTACAGCTACTGGCGGTATGGTGTACGGGTTTGAGATTGTTAATCCAGGAAGTGGCATTGAGAATGGCACCGATGTTGGCGACTTTAAACTTGTAGTAAGTGATTCGTCTATGCAAACACCGGTTGAGCATGACCTTACCGTCTCAGTGACTGCGGGAGTTGTAACAGGAGTTGTGTTAAGCGCTGGGACTACGCCAGCTAATTTTATAAAGGGGATTGAAAGAGCAACAGTTGTACTCGACGATGTTGCAGGCACCACATTTACAACCGCACCTGTAATTCGAGCACTGGTTGGTCCAGCCTTAGGATTTGGATATACACCAACAAAGGATCTACCATCGTTCTATGCGGGCTTGGCTGTTAATTACAATGGTGATGTTGAAGGTGAACTATCAACAAGTCTCACTTACCGTCAGATCTCGCTACTACGCAATCCTACACGGAATGATGACGATACACCAGTTCCATCAGGAGATGGTGATTATGCTTTGGATGAAGTATATAACACCCTCCGTCGATTTAAACTAACTGGTTCACCTGACATTTCAACTATTAGCGCTGGTGCGGTAATCGAAGACACCAGCACTAATCTATCAGGTGTTCATGGTGCAAAAGCCTTTGTTGATTATGTCGATGATGCTAATGATTACATCTATTTTCACCAGAATGAAAGCACCTTAATTAATCAACAAGATTTCACAACAGGTGATGGTAATGCAAGTCAGATCACGATTGGAGGAACAGTATACACATACGACGCGACTTCGCTCGTAGATCCTGAATACGTCCCTCGCACAGGAGAAGTAATCTTTGTTGAAAATAGAAAACCAATTCAAAGATCGGCTTCTCAAGAAGAAGAAATCAAATTAGTAATACAGTTCTAAATTATGTCTATTAAAGCCTATGATGCTCCGCCTTGGAATGATGATTTTAACACATCGTCGTTAGAAGACAAAAACTATTTGCGAATTTTATTTAAGCCTGGATTTAGTGTTCAAGTTCGTGAACTTAATCAGCTACAATCAATGCTGCAATCGCAGATTGATAAATTTGGTCGGAGCGTTTATAAAGAAGGTCCTATCTTAGATGGCGCTACTACATTTGATGACAATATTGGCTATGTAGATGTAAACATCTTAGCAACCAACGATGCCCTTAACGCTTCGATTAATCTTATTAAAGGAAATACGATTAAACTCGATGACACTGGGTCTGAAGGCTTAAGCGCAGAAATTTATGATTATAGACTGTTATCTGCTGACGTTGGTGGTTTGTATCAATGGAGATTTTATGTAAGATATAACTCGGCAGGCGCAGCAGTTACAACTCCAACAAATATCCCAACATTCACAGCAGCACAGAGCATAAACATTGTCAACGCAATTCAAGTTGATGCCCAAGTGATTGTTGGTAACGGTGCGCCGCTGGGTACTGTTGTTAATGTTGGTTATGCAGCAAGAGTCACAACAGACATTGGAGTATTCTTTGGTCGTGGATCTTTCATATATAACAGTGAAGTAAAGGCACTTTACATTGATAAACCAGACAAAGAAACTCAAGTCACGGGTAAAGCGGTATTTCGTCTTGATGAAACAGTTAAAAACTTTACTGAAGATGTAGCGCTACTCGACAACGCAGAGGTGTCTCCGAACTACAAAGCGCCAGGTGCTGATAGGTATACGATTACTCTTACTCCATTATTTTTGACTGATCAGTCAGACTTGACTGCGATTGCTTCTAATTCTACGGTTTTAGCTTCTACTACAAGTGGAAATTCTAGCATCAATTATCTTGATCTTTTAAGTGTTGATACGAGTAAATTCATTGCCGCGGCTCGTACAGAGTATAGCCAAATTGATACTAAACTTGCAGTTCGCACATCGGAAGAAAGTGGCAATTACACCGTTAACCCATTTAGAGTAAGTGTAAGAGAACACCTTAATGATGCGGCAGGAAACGGCGGAAGATATTTAGCAGGTGACGTAGTTCCAGGTGATGAAGCAAAATATATTACTACGGTTGAACCATCAGTAGCTTATGTACAAGGATACCGTATTCCTCTTGAAAAAACTTTAGAACTTCCAGTAGATAAAGCTCGTACAACTTTAGAAGAACCAGAAGTTGTATATGGTTCAGCTAATATTGGTAACTATATCGAAGGCAGCGGTATTGTGAATGCTCCTGATTTCAATGCACCTGATAAACTATATACGTTCGACGGTGCTGGATCAGTTGCATGTCGAATTCGTGCAATTGAAAAGGTTGGATCAGTATACCGCGTGTATATCTATGACTTAAGTGGCGATATTCCAAGAAACGCTACAGCACTTAGCGGTGATAAAGTTACAGGTGGATCGGGATTTGTGTTTACTTTAAGTGACACTGATACCTCAGCTCCTACACCAATTTACGATTCAGCAAATAATAAGAATTTAATCGCGCTCCCTTATAACACAGTTCAGAGTATTGAAAAAGGCGGATCCACACCGAACTTTAATAGCGAAGTTGTTGTTCGTGGAATTGAAACAGAAGTTGTTGCTAATGGAAGTTCGTTATCACTTACTGTAAGTAGTTTAACCCCGCACTCAGCCGGTAGATTTTTTAACGATTCACCGAACGCGTATATTGTAATTAATCAATCAAATGGTGCGGCTGTTAATGTAACAGGAGTTACTTTAGGTGGAACCAATAACAACGCAGTTACTCTAGCAGTAAGTTCAAGCGCTACGTGCACCGTTATTGCACCAGTAAAACTTAAATTAGGCAGCGGTGGTTTAACTGCTAAGACTAAAACTGCGACGACAGTAACTGCCGAAGTGGTCACTGCTGCTGCAGTAGCAAGCAATACTATTCACGATTTAGCCAATCGTGATATCATTGAAATTGATTCTGTTACTGATACAGCTGGAGCAGCGATTGACGCGAGTGACTATGAACTCGACAATGGTCAACGCGATGGTCTTTATAAAGTTGGTAAAATTAAATACATTGGTTCGGGCGTTACTGGATTAAAGGTTACTTACAAATACTTTTCTCACGGCACTGGCGATTTCTTTGATGTAAGTTCTTATAGTACTATTAACTACAAAGACATTCCACAATATAGAGGAACTTATCTTTCGGATGTTTTAGACTTCCGCCCAAATGATAATGAGACAAGTGCAATTACACTTGATCCAAATAGTCCTACTAAAACAACGTTGAACTACTATCTTTCTCGCCTAGATAAAGTTGTCGTAAACACGCTTGGTGATTTTAGTATACTAAACGGTGAACCAGCAAATCAGCCCAATGGTCCTTTAGCGCCTTCAGATACAATGGCGTTGTACGATATCTTTGTACCAGCTTATACTCGTAAATCATCAGACATACAACTTCGACCCATTGATAATCGTAGGTTTACAATGCGCGATATCGGTAGTCTTGAAAAGAGAATTGAAAACCTTGAGTACTATACATCTTTATCATTACTCGAAAGAGAAGCAAATGGGAAACAGATTCTTGATGGTGATGGAGAAAGATTTAAGAATGGTATCTTAGTTGATAGTTTCCAAACACAAGGTATTGCTGATGTGTTAGATCCAAAACTTAAAGTTGCGTTTAATACGCGAGAAGGTTTCATACGACCAACATTTACGCTTAAAAACAAAAGACTCAGGTTCAATGGATATGCTGGAGACGACACTGCACTCACCCGTACAGATGGCGGAGGCACACTTTTATCTCTGCCTTACACTTCAACACCATTGATTACTCAATCAACCGCGAGTATTGATATTAGTGTTAATCCGTACGACCTTGCTTCTTGGAATGGAAACGTAGAACTATCGCCTGCAAGTGATGAATGGATCGAAGTTGATAGAAGACCAGACGTTGTCTTTAATATTAATGGTGGACTTGATGCGCTAGCAAATACTTTAAATGAAGGCAACGCTTTAGGGACATTCGACGACTCATGGGAGACTCACAGCGTTGGTAAGAGACTTAGTCGTAGTTCTAAGCGACTAACTAATGCTGAAAAACAAGCGATTGGTATGACCGGATCACTGCCTGTCCGCGAAACTACAACCACGTTTGAAACTCAGGAAATTCGCGAAGGTATTAAACAAGAAGCCGTTGTTAATACTGTTCAACAGAATATTGGAGATAGTGTAGTTGATATAAGCTTCATTCCATATATTCGTTCACGCCGAGTTTATTTTAAAGCACAGTTACTTAAGCCAAACTCACGGATGTACGCGTTCTTTGATGGAGTGGACGTTAGCGAGTTTTGCACTAAAGCGCCTTTTGTAAAACATATTGATAACGCCACGGTCGATACCTCGACGTTTGACGCGGCAGATCCTTTGAGTACGCTTTCAATCACGCGCACTGAATTGATAGCTGATGGTGAAGGTGATCTTGAAGGTTTCTTTGTTGTACCGAATAACCAAACTTACAAATTTAGAACAGGCACGCGTAAATTTAAGCTTACGGATTCAAGCACCAATGATTTAGCGAATACCACTACATCAGCTTCGGCGGCTTATACCGCGAGTGGTTTACTTCAATCTAAAGAGGCGCAGATTATTTCGACTCAACAGATCCAGATCGTGGATACGGACGAAAGGATACAACAGTTTAGAGCTGGTGTTATCACCAAAACGAATACTGCATATTACGATCCTCTCGCACAATCGTTTATCATTGGTGATATCCCTACTGGTACGTATACAACTAAGATTGATTTATACTTTAAAGCAAGATCTGAAAATGTTCCACTATCAGTGCATCTAGTTACTGTTGAAAATGGTATACCAACACAGAAGTTAGTACCATTTTCTAAGGTTGTCAAAAAGCCGAAGGGCGGAGGCACTAATCACGAAGTAAAGATTAGCGATGACGCGTCAGTAGCAACAACATTCGAATTTGAATCTCCTGTTTATCTTTCGCCTGGTGTAGAATACGCAATTGTGGTCATGTCTAATTCTCCTGACTATCGCTTATGGATGGCCGAAGTTGGAGGCGATGATGTAACGACTGGCACACGTATTTCTAAGAACACATACGCGGGTGTATCATTTAAATCGCAGAATGCTTCAACATGGACACCTGACCAAAATCGCGACTTTAAGATGGTAATTCACCGCGCTGCTTTTACTGGTTTAAGTGGTTATACATACCGATTAGATCCAATGTTTGCTGGAGGAGAAGGTGCATTCAGTTTCTCAAAACTTCGACTTTTATCAGAAGAAATAGATTTTGCCAATACTTCGATCGATTACAATTTAAGAATTGAATCAGATTCTGATGTATTAATAACACCTGATGACGATAAGTATTTCGACACTGTTAGATCGTTTACCTCAGCCGACACCGATGGTAATATAAACACAGGTGAAGCAGCACTTAATATTACATTTACAAGTGCAAGTGAATTTGTAAGTCCGGTTGTTGACTTAGATCGCCTTTCGCTATTAGCTATTGAAAATATAATAACAGACGATGCGACAGTTCAACCAGGAAATGCTGCAACTGATACTGAGCTAGTAGCAGGTCATGGTGAAGGTTCTGCAAGATATATTACACGTGAAGTTGAGCTTAACAATGCGGCCGACCAACTAAATATTCTATTACTTGCTAATAAACCTTCTAGCGAAACTGACATTCGAGTATATGTTCGAGTGAAATCAACCGATGAACGTATTCGCGATGTGGACTTTATTAAGGTCGAACCGCAGTCACCTCTCTTAATTAACTCTGGCAATAACTTTGGTGAAACGGAATATGTTTTTGAAAATACTCAACCATTTACCTCTTTTCAAGTTAAGATAGTCTTTACATCAGAGAATATCGCACTTGCACCTCGAGTTAAAGACTTAAGAGTAATTGCAACTATCTAATATGAAAAGGCTTTTAGTAAAAGAAAATAGAAAATTAGAAAGAGATACATCATCGAAGGCAATACTTTCAAATGACTCAAACGGTTATCGTGTGGCATTAGCCCGAAGAGCAGCAAGGAAGAACAAACAAAAAGAATTTGATACGTTAAAAAATAAAGTTGATAATCTTACAAATCTTGTTGAAAAGCTTGTCGAAAAATTAGATAAATAGAACTATGGCACTTTACTATATAAATGGAACGAGCAATTCGGGAACTACCTTTGGACAAAGTGGATATTTTTATCCTCTATATCTAACCGCGACTGAAGCGAATGCCGCGGTTGATAATACTCTTAATACGTCGCACGCTCACACCTTTGAGGAAGTTCCTAATGTTACATTTTGGATGCCCATTGAAGACGCAGTACACGCATCATCTACGGCACCAAGTGGAATATACAGTGGTGAGTTCTATGTATCATATCTAAGCCCGATCTCCGAAGATGATGTTGAAGAAATTGGTAATGGTGTTCTTTCGAGTGACACCTTTAATTCGTGGAGAAAGAAAACGAATGACATTGGTCGAGAAGCTCTTTCTAATAAAGCTATAGCAAATGCGGTTGACACACGTCTGAATCTTCTATTGAATGTAACAGGTGGAAATGATAACATTGTAACGCTGACACACAACCAAGGGATCACTGGAGAAAAAACTTTTGAAGGCGCGGTAAAGCTTACTGGAGCAGTTAATGCAACTAACGCTTTGCAGATCGGATCTACTGGTAAGTTATACTTGTCTGGAGACTCTATTAAAGTCAATAAAGATATTGATCTGAGTGAGTCGGGTTCAACCGTAAAGGCAAGTAAACTTAATATTCCATCTGGTCTTACAGAATATGCAGGTGTTACATACACATGGCCAAGTGCTTCACCTCAACCAGGACAAATCTTAAAAGCCTCAACAGGTGGTTCTCTCCAATGGCAAACTGAAGCAACGGCAGAAGCACAAGTTGAAGCATATCAGATTGAAGATCCAACACCAATTGGTACAATCACACAATGGTCAACAGATAGTATTCCTAATAAGTGGTTGTTGTGTAATGGGACACCCGTTAGCCGTACCACATACTCTGCTCTCTATGATACTATTGGTATAACTTATGGTGCAGGTGACGGTAGCACTACATTCAATCTTCCTGATTTGCGTGCACGAGTTCCAGTAGGTAAAGGAACAAACTCCGATAGTCAAATTTCTGCAGCGTTTACAACACTCGGCGGCACAACATACACCACGAATAGTTTGTCATTCAGCGGTGAATTTCAGCATACACTTAGCACAGCCGAATTGGCCGAGCACATTCATAAGTCACAAGGAGATGGAGGAGAGCTATTTTACACGTATAATGATACTAATGCTGTTAACACGAGCACAGATGGATTGAATGCGCAGGGCATGACAGAGCCCAACAACCCGCCAGACAGCGGGGCTCAGCGTTGGCCTTATTCTGGTCAAGTGTATGGAGAAACTGCTGCGGGTGGTGAAGTTACTATCGGTCAAGCGCACAACAATGTCCAGCCGTTTATCACATTAAACTACATCATTAAGTATGAAGAAACCGCAACGGTAACACAGAATGTTACACCAGGCGAAGGTCTATTGATCAATAATCAGCGCACGGCATCTAATCTACTTGCGGCTAATTCAGAGAATACTCTTAATCTTGATGTTGATCCTAGTGACTTTGAATTTAATGGCACTGGACAATTGAAGTTGAAAGACGATTCGGCAAGTGTGCACACGCAAATTGACGCAAAGATTAAAACTGCTACTATTGAAACTCCAATTGGCACGCACAATGTTAATCATACCATCGCTCATAATCTTGGTGGTCTTCCTGCTTTTTTTAATATGTATGTCAAATTTCTAACAACTAGTGGGGCCGCGGTGTTTGGTTGTGAGCAAGGTGATATATTACCACTATTTAAGGGTAACATCTGGTCTAACCAGGGAGCACCATTCTCCTCTGCAGCTAGCGGGACACATTTTAAATGGCGGTATGGTGGTTCGACATATAATGCTATTGGCGTTGGTAGTCTTACAACTGGAAACATCGTGTTGTTAACTCCAAATGATACTGATCACGCAATGTTTATTAGTGCAACAAGGTATGTGTAATACATTTAAAGGAAACATATAAATAAAGATTATGGCAATATTAGAATCAGATTACATGGACTTTGGAAACGGAATTATCGGCGACGATACTTTCGACATCTGGCGTAAGAAGACAAATTCCCTTAAGGTTGAAATTGATGATCTCAACGCGTCTCTAACGAATAAGATCAATACTGATTTTGGCACATTGCCAAGTACGTATATTCCTATTGCTGGTTCTGCTAAACAAGTATCAACACAAATAAGTTTCACATCGACTCCTAAATTTCCTAACGCTACGACTATAGCGAATTCTTTAGATATTGGAGGTACTACTTTGTATAGTTCTGCTAATACTCTTCAGATTAATCACGCGGTAACATCGGCTTCAACATTAAAAGGTACCAAACTTGAAGCATCTTCGCAGATTAAATTTGGAACTAAAGATTACAGCGTTCCTTCAGCCCCTTCATCCCTCTCAATTCTTCAGTCGAATGTAGCAGGTCAGATGTCCTGGGTAAATCCAGCCGATGCTTTTGCAAATGCGGGTGGTCTTCAACAAACCACTGCAGTCTTTGAGGAAATTGTTCCAGTGGGTTCAATTATTCCTTGGGCTTCGACTGAACCGCCTACGGGCGGAAAGTGGTTAGTCTGCAATGGCGGTTCATTTAGCGCCGCGGCGCTTCCTGATTTGGCTGCTGAGCTTGGAGATACGTACGGCGTGCACAATGGCGATACATACTATTTGCCAGATTTCAGTGGTAGAGTTTCTGTAGGCGCAGGTATTAGTGGTGGTATAAATTTTGGCGATGTTGGTAATACGGGTGGTACAACTAATACGAGCACTGGAGGGACCACACTCACTGCAGCACAATCTGGATTACCATCACATAAACACACTAGTGGTATAGGTGACACCAGTGGGGCCGGCCGTATAGATTATTTTGGGATTGACATAGATCCTATAGGTGACGGTACACACCCTATTGATCAAGTCACGCAAAGCACGACGGACTCAACACACTCACCATATACTAGTACTGTAGGTGGCACGCCGGCTACGGATTCTCACTCTCACACGATGAGTCCTGGAAGCCGTATACAGCCTTACCTTACGATCAACTATATCATTAAGACGAAGACTGATTCAAAGATTGATTTTAAAATTGACTTACAAGATTCTGGTTTAATCATGCAAGACTCTGTAGGAGTCGATGGTGATAATATTACACCTGTAAATGAAACAGTTAAGCTTAAAATTAATCCTGAAACTACAGCGTTTAGAATTGACAGTGATGGTAAATTGGCATTCGCTACTGGAACAGTCTTAGTTCCAGCATCACTCAGCGTGACTGGGGCCGATATTAAACTTCGTAACGAGGGTAGAGCTGGTGGTAATTCCCACAGTGGTCGAGCTCTTGTTCATGGCAATGGTAGTAACATCGGCGATCCTGTGTTAAATGGGTACGATCGTAAGTCTGTAACTACGCTAAACGATATTGGAGGGTTTGGGGCGAATGATACTCTTATCATTAACTACAATAATATTTCGCCTAACTCAGTTGGTGATTATACTGGTGGTGTTGTTATAAATGGTACAAAGGCTATCATGTTTGAAGATGGCACCATTCTTCAGAGTGCTCAGCGTAAAGGCGATGCGAAGAAAATGATGGCGCGGCAAAAGGGTGCTACTGGTGTTACTGGCCGAGGTGTAGTAGCTTTCATTGACGATGATGATCAACCAAGAATAAATGGCTATACTGAGCAGTATAAAGCATACAACACGATGCTTGATCACTCATACGGGTGGAACAATGATTATCTTCCTGATGAAGAAGAAGCTGAGGAAGTCTATCTAGGATATTATCACGTCAGCTGTGTTACAAAAACCGGTAAGATTTTTGGGCACGGGTGGTCAAATATTTTTGGCGATGTTGAAAATACCGAAAACGACGGGGAGCACGCTGAATGGTGTAGATCTTTCACTTCTGATAATAGCGTTAAATTTTATGATTCATCAGTAACAAGCATCGACACTGGCATAGTCAATAGTCCTGCGAATGATGCAAGAAGTTGTTATGCTCTTGATACAAATGGCTTACTCTGGGGGACTAGCGATACATTTAATACTGGTCAACTTGCTCGTGGTGGTTTAACCGACATTAGCGATGAAGTATCAGGCAACGCTGAAGTTCTGCTATCTCAAAAGCGAGATGAACTCGCCAGTTCAATTTATAATTATTCAGCAACCAGCAGTAATCGTCTAAAGGTTCCACATGTCATGAATCCTTTAGCTACTGCAACAGGAGTACTGACAACAAACCCTGCAACGGCAACTAACTTTAAAGTTACATTTACTAAAGCAATCGCGGTCGGTGGGTATGCATATAACGTTATAGCGGCGGTCGGCAGTGATGGATTAATATACACCGCGGGCTATAACGGCTCGGGAGCATGCGGTGCTGGTAACACAATAGACCAATTGCATTGGAACATAGTTAAGACTGCTACAGGCGCAGCACTTAATAATGTTGTCGAAATCTATGGGCGAGGGTACAACCCGACTCTTTTTGCAAAAACAGCAAATGGCGATATTTATGGCTGGGGCTATAACGCGGCTTATGAGCTCGGAGACGGTACGCCTACAAATAGAACGACAGCTATAAGAATCTGGGACGCCGCGGCGAAAGGCGCTTCGGGTAAAATTTATACAAGTGGATCAGGTGCTATCTCTGGTGTGCATGGTGGTGTATCATATATCGTGACTGAGCATTCACAACCACAACTATGGGCTGCTGGTTCGTCCAATCATTACGGACCTGGACAACAAGGCGATATAGAAGATGTTGTTTATACAACTTGGAAACGAGTAACATCAGGCCCATGGAACACCGCAACTCACACTGTTCAGAATTTTTATAATTGTGGAGGGCAAGCGGCACTGGCCAATCCAAATTATTGCATCGCTCTTAATAACGCAACAGCCAAATTAGAATTGTGGGTTACCGGTTATGGCGGCGAAGGTGCTACTGGTATTACGTATTCTGGACAAGGGACAACAACCTTCACCGACGCGGGTGGTTATAATGGTAGTACTACTAAATGGGAAAGAATACGTTATATTAATGATAGGTTCTTACGTAAAGTAGTGGATATTTATCCAATGCACCAAAACAACACTGTTTGGAATTCTACTTGGCACCAGCACACAATTCATCTTAATGATGGAAGACTTTTTGGAGTCGGGCGTTGGATTTACGGTGGGCTAAAGGATCCTTACGCTGATGACTATTTCTACAAATGGCAAGAGCTTAATACTCTCGCATAAAATATAAAATAATGGCTGACTATCAACAAATTAAATTAACACGCAGTGGTGTTTCTGGTGCACAACCTACTTCAGGCGATCTTGAACTCGGCGAATTGGCATTGAACTACGCTGATGGTAAAGTGTTCTATAAGGATTCAACCAATAGTATTGATCTATTAAATAGTACTTACAACAATAGTGGTCAAAAGATCTACGTAAATGAACTTAATAATCATATTGGTCTAAGCACTATTGCACCTGAGTTTCTATTGGATCTTGGAGGAGCAACTGGTAGTGTTGATAATAGTATTCGACTAAATCAAGAAGCGAGTGGTACTGCGATTCGTATTGGTGCGGCCACCGATGCCGATGTTACTCTTTTAAGAGTAGACACCACAGACGGTGAATCTAATTCAGCGCAGAACGGGTTTAGTTTAAAGTACATGGGCTCTGGTGCTACTAATAACGATGCGCTTAGTATTTTTTCAGATAATCAAACTGGCGCTGCGGTTCAAGCACTTACAGTGTTGCAAGATGGTAAGGTTGGTATTAACACACCTACGCCCGCGGCTGAACTTGATGTTACGGGTGATGTTGAAGTAAGTGGCACTATTAATTCAAACGCTGTTACAACAACAGATATCACCGCGACTGGTAATATAAATCTTACAATAGACACAATTAACATTGCTGCTGGTGCAGTAACACCAGATAAACTTAGCGCGGGTGGGCCAACGTGGGATTCGGTAGGAAATTTTAGCCCGGGCGGTATTTCCACATACGGTGAATCGATTGAAATTAATATCAGTAGTAGTGGTGATCGAAACGCATATATTGATTTCCACACGTCTGACATTTATTCGAGTGGATTAGAGAACGATTATCATGCAAGACTGATAAGAGAGCCCGGTGAAAATGGTGACCTTTTGTTGCTTAACGCTGGTACTGGAACCACCGTTGTTAGTTCTACGATTGCGCAGATTAACTCAAGCCCACAGTCAATTGTTACTAAGGCATATGTTGATCAACAAATGGTTCGTAACATTACGCATGTTCTTAAAACTGATACTACAAAAATCGCTTCTGTCGTAGAAGGCACTAATTATGTTATTGATGGTTTAACTACGCCAGCAATGACGTTAAGAAATACCAATCCCACGATATTAATTGATTCGATGATCAGCGTAGGTCAGCAAACATCTAATCAATCAGTTGTTGTGTGGATTACGTACGAGCTCAATGAATCAGGTACGTGGAATACATTTAATATGCCCGACACGTTGACCGGTGTCGACAGTCCAGCGTATGGACATTCCGCTAGTACTGTTGCTGACCTTAACGAAGATATTAACACAATTCCAATTAAACAAGTTTTATCATTAACTGCGGCAGCCGGAACTACTATACGATATCGTGCCAATGTTACGAACTTTTNCGTAGATGGTAATGAAAATCCACTATGGATCAATAGGTCCGAGAATGATCTCGTCGCCGCGGCGGGTGGCTCCAACCGTGGACGTGTAACATCAATGATATTAGCAGAAGAACTCTACTAATCGTTGTGGCCGTTTTATATATTCATATAAATAACTAATATGCCAAGTATATCAATTACAGATCCAGATAAAGTAACCATTTTAAAATTGGGTACGTCGACTGTCCCTAAGGTAGGCGGTGATGTTGACCTAAGCAAATTCACTAGTCTTAACAGATTTGAAGCAGTCGACCTGAACTTGAATAGCGTAGTAGGATTTGAGAAATTGCAGGATATGCGGTTTATCAATATTAACTATAACATATTGGCTACAGATCCTCTTCCATCATTTCATGATACAAGTCTTACACATTTTTATATGAATTATCCGGTTCAGGGCCCGAGTGATATAGTTGATGGTTGGGCTATACCAACTAGTGTGCTCGCTTTTCAGGCAACCAATAGTGATTTAGATCAAGCTAGATTAAAAATTCTTACTGCGTTCTGGGATGCGTTTAAAGATGAAACTGGCGTGCGGCCCACGAATCGCGGGGCACTAAATTTTTCTGGAACAGGGCCCGATTTAGGTGATGAGACGCTGCTATTAGCACCGTATGCTGCTATTACAGTTGGCGAAGCTAAAGCAAAACTTATTTCCCCCGCGGTAAAATTTATCTTCGTGTCTGGATTTTAATATTATGCCTATTATAGAATACACCGAAAAACCAAATAGCGTTGTGGTACCACCCACAAAGTTTGCTATTGTTGTAAATGACGATAATGTAATTATCAGTGATGGAATTTTAACGTCTCACATTCATAATAATATCTTTACGCATAGCAAAATTGTTACTGGAACAAAACTGCAGATTGAAAAATATATTACAGACAACGCGTTAACATTTCTTCCAGAAGAATAAACTACTATGTCCACTTACGCAAATTTATTTATCGATCAGGGGTCAGATTTTTCGTTTAGCGTTGATCTTACAGCTGCAACTGGCTCCTTGGATTTAACTGGCTATTCAAGTCGAGGTCAAATCCGCAAATCATATACCGCAAGTACTGCAACTGATTTTGCTATTTCAATTAACGTCGATGATAGCGAATTGAATGCTTCTTTGACTGCAGCACAGACTGCAGCGCTAAAACCTGGGCGTTATGTTTATGACATCGAAATACTTTCGGGCGATGCTACTCCAATCATCACTCGAGTTGTCGAAGGTCAGCTTGATGTTACTCCTCGTGTAACTACTGCTTAACATGACAACTATTAACGCGCAAATAAATACTTCTGCAAAGATTTCAGCGAAGTCACTTGTCATTGGAGATGTAAGTAAAAAATCTTTGGGGCTTGATGCCGTTGACAATACTTCGGATTTAGACAAACCAATTTCAACTGCACAGCAAACTGCGATCGACTTAAAGGCAGATCAAGCGACAACTTATACTAAGGTTGCTTCTGATTCGTTGCTTGACTTAAAAGCAGATCAAGCGACAACTTATACTAAGACCGAAGTTGATACTAATATTGCTAATCTCGTCGCAGCTGCTCCTCAAACACTCGATACGCTTAATGAATTAGCCGCAGCTCTTGGTGATGATGAAAACTTTGCAACAAATATTACGAATATCATTTCCAATACTAACGAAAACATTGGAATTGTTGCTTTAGACGTATCTCTTAATACAGATGACATCACTACCAATGCTGAAAATATTGTTGCAGCTAATGAAGCTATTGAAGCTAATACTGATGCTATCGAAGATAACTTCGATGCGATTGCTGACAGCGCAACAGACATTGCAGCCAATTATCTGAAAACGCCGCATAACTCTGAATCCGTTGTTATCTGCAACGATGGCGACAACATCCAAGACAAGTATGACGAAGCGGTTTTATTGACGGGCAACACCAAAACGTTGATTGTGATGGCTGGAACTTATGGAAATGTAGAACTTACTGATGCTAACATTTCGGCAGGAGTAAATATTATTGGCATTGGGAATCCAACCCTTGGC